CAGACAACAAATAATCAATAAAGAGAAGTTTCATCATCCCTACTCCACACATTGCGGAAATTATGAAAGGATTCCCCTATAGTAGCCAATGCTGAAGGAAGGCGCGCCGCCTCTTCACGCGGAATCGCAGGATACCTTTCCGCCACATGACGTGCCAACATCGCAGTATTCAATTGATACCTGTAAGGCTCAATTATTTCCTTGAAACTACGATACCTATCTTGCCACTGCGGCTCGGAAGCCTCCACATGCATCGACAATTTCTCGATCCTCTTAACCGGGTCCGGCAATAACACCGCACGTTCATTGAAATCATCGATCTCAAAGAAATTCGACGCCCAATACGGCGAATCCGTAATGTAACTCTTAGCTGAAAGATTGAAGATCTCAGCCAAAGATTGCACCGGCTGATCATTCACCCCGATCACATTCGCACAGATAAGAGAATCATCACCCATGAACACAGCCCACACGACCTGAGTCGATCTATAGGCATATGTAACACTGACTGCATTCAGTACAACATTCCCAAAAGCAGTTGTTGCGTCCCCGGACTTACGCTGATACATCACATGCAAAGACAACCCGGTAGTGACCGATCTAATCTTGCACTCCACATGGCCTTTCATCCACTTTGCCAACATCTCTTCATTCATGCCCAGCTGCCTAAATATATATTCCTCCAGCGCAAACGCAAAAGCCGATTGAGACTTGTCATATTTGGAAAAATCATTCTCCAAATACTTCATCGGGTGACCGAAAGGATGAACACCATTCACAAATTCTCGAACCTTTTCAGTATCTTTCAAAAGGTTAACGAAATAATTCGGCTTAAGCAAAGCCAAAAACCTTCGCACCAAGACTCGAAACAAAGAACTGTACAAACTAGAAATTTGTTTCTCATGATAAACTATCACTTGCGGCTCGGTACGAGACGTAAGAGGCTTTGTACTGAGAGTAGGCTTCACATCAGACTTCAACATTGCAATGTACTCATTAACTGGCATCTCCTGCATACTCTGCGAATGTTCCTCTAACTCCCGTTTCACGGCGGCGATAGACTGAGGCGTAGCCTTAGCCTGCCACTGCCTATAAGCTTCTTCTCCCAACGCAACCGGATCCTTCTGAAACTCTGCGATCTTAGCCTTTGCATCTGACACACAAGCTTTCTCCAAAAACACCTGCCAAATCTCAGGAATGATATTAGAATCATCCTGCGGTTTGGCTATTTGAGGTGCAGACAAGTTCCTCGCAGCTATTGCAGACAGCAACTCCTGATGTGTGCCCTGACGTTTCGGCACATTCAAAGCACAGACCTTACTACGAAAATACCTACGAGAAACTGGCATAGAGCCAAAATACAATGGCATACGCAAATATGGCGCAGCAAGCGTCCGGTCTTGAGGATCCAATGAAATGCTAGCAGTATCATACTCCAACTGCTGACGCTGCATCCCAGGCATGGCAACCCTATACACCTCATTCAATGTATTGATAGGATCTGGATCATGCTGATAGTCCGGTCGCATCTTGGAATCATCAGATTCCATCGGTACCACAACCTGCTCTGGCAACACATGCCTTGCGACTGGTTCCTCATCGAACTCATTCAACGATCGAATAGTCTCCCGAACACTACGCCTCACTTCATCCTCAGGCATGTCGCCCAACGCCACCTGCAAAGAATGATCCAAATCATCCGTAAACACCTTCATGACAGGGATACCATTCTTACCCGGGAACCTTGGAAGTATAGTCGACATAACCGCCAAATCAGCATCCCTCAAGGAAGCCATTCGACGAGATACTTGCTGACTAACAAGTGCTAAACCACCCCCCAGCAACTTGATCTTCTCTGACGCCTGAACCACATGAGACGCCACGACGTCATCTGCCAGACCATGCAACGTCCTTTTCCAATCTCCAGTCACCGTGGAAAAGGCTGCATAACGAGGTGCTATGAGAAACTCAACATTCTTATCACTTCTGACACGTCCCAACAGACGCCGAAGTGCGTCCACTACTCCTCTAACTGCTGAATTGACCGGCCCCAAAGTCCAGTCCCACGCACACCACAAGCAATACACGGCCACTGCCGAAACTCGCACGAGCGCCGAGGTGGAGGTAAAATCCACCAACTTCCGCAACTCTTGCATCATAAGGCTCGACAACAAGCCTTTATCGTAACGATCAACAAAACACCGAGAGAATATAGCAATCCCCAAGCTATCTATCTGCTGCGGAGTGAGAGGTGCACTAACCGTAACGGACGTTCCCTCAACGACACACCGATCATTCGTGATCTTCAACTGCTTTCGAACCGCATACTGAGTGAAATTGTCATTCGGCAACTGCATTGCAAACTGATATGTACGATCGACGACTCGACGATCAGCCACGAAATTCTCGGGCTCCCAAGCCCCAGCATCCGTTGGATCTGCTGTAAGATTCTTAAGACGCCAAGAGTAAACCACATACGAATCCTGCGAATTGCGAAGCTCCATAGCATGCGTAATTGCTGTTTCCTGTGGCACCCCTTCGACTTTGGTCATGCGATAAAAGAGAAAACAATCTCGATTTCCCAAAAGCTCCAACTTATACGAACACTTCTTCACCGGCGGACCAACCGAGAAGTAATGACTCGCAAGCCAAGCAGACCAACTAACCAATGGATAGCTCGTCACACCTGCCACGCCCTCAGGATACTTGAACAAAATCTCCGTTTCCGTCTTCTCAAAGTAAACACCCGTACCAGGAATTTGCCCTTCTGTGGCTACCATCATAATCGGATGATATATGATGAATCCAAATGCCACCTCGGCCCCAACCTGCATCATAGACGTAGCCACTTGTAATGGAGGTAATGCATTAACAACCCCATCCACACACAAGCCATCCGCCCTATGCAAACAATTGGCCCCTTTACTGCAAGACTGCAACTTCTGACCTCGGAGATAGGCCTCGTACGCCGCACGAGGCACCACAGATCCGAAGTCCTTACTGACCTCTACATAATCACCAAAGACTCTCATGGTATCGACTCCTACCGAATGCTGCTCATGCACGGCCACCACATTTGATGGATCGATCTCCAAATGCGCTTCCATATCAGTTGTCAGCAAATAGGACAGCACACTTCCCCCCATGTGCACCACTGAACTAGCATACTGAGAAACATGCATCGTCAGCAGCTCATTAGCCATTCGTCGCGATGCAACCCAATACGCGTGACCCGGTTCATTCATCGAATAATTGATCACATTAAATTCTGGGTAGGCCACGACAAGGCGATTCAAGTCGTCCGGACCCAATGAAACCGTCAAGACGGCTTTACGCGCCGAGGCCTTACGAGAAGCCTCGCGCTGCAAGATCTCATTCAGTTTCTCGGTTGCCCGATTACGAAACTGGATGTAACTTGGATGATTCAGTGAATAATATTGATTGGTAGCCAAACGACTGCCAACCGACATTTCACCTGCTTCCGAAGTAGGCCTAACGCCCGCGTCCGATAGCATAGTAAGTCGCGACGCCATGCTCGCAACGATGCGGTATTTCGTTTTGTTTCGTTTTGTTTCGTTTTATTTCATTTTAGAGCAATATATGCTCCTTACC